CGATAACAAAAGAGCTTTCGGAGAGTTAGGACATCCTGAAGGCCCAACAATCAATTTAGACAGAGTGTCTCACTTAATCACTTCATTAGAAGAAGATGGTAACAATTTCGTGGGACGAGCAAAGATTTTATCTACACCAAACGGAATGATAGTAAGAAACTTGATTGACGATGGTGCGAGATTAGGAGTATCTTCAAGAGGACTAGGTTCACTAGAACAAAAAGGAGATGCACAAGTGGTGAAAGGTGACTTCCAACTTGCAACTGCAGCAGATATCGTTGCAGACCCATCAGCACCTGAAGCATTCGTAGAAGGAATATACGAAGGTGTTGAATGGATTTATCAAAATGGTATCTTAAAAGCAGTTGATGCAGAAAAAATGCAGACTTCTTTAAAGACTGCAAAAATGCAACAATTAGAAGAAACTAAACTAAAACTATGGAAAAGGTTCATTGAGAACCTTTAATATATAAATAAAAAAGAGTAAACTCAAACAGGAGAAAAAAATGGCAGAGTTAGAAAATAACCTAGAAGCTACAGAAGAAGTAGTTGCTGAAGCACAGCAACCTGATTCTAAAGCAGAAAAAGGTGACCAAAAACCTGTAAAACAAGGTTCATCCGACGCTGAGAAAATAGAATCAGGGAAAGGTGAAGTCGTCAAACCTGAAGAGAATCCTGTTGACAAAGCTGTAGATTCAGTTCATAAAGCTGAAGACGGAGTTAAACCTGTTAAAGGTGATGCCCAACAAAAAGGAGCATCTGCACCTGAAAAAGGTGGTAAACTTAAGGAAGAAGAGAAAGATTCTAAATCAGACGAAGTTAAAATGTCTAAGATGGAAGCTATCAAGTCAGCAGTCAACAATATGAAAGAAATGACTAAAGAAGAATTAGTCAGTTCATTTAATGGTTTATCTGAAGAAGAAGTTGATGAAGACTTGACAAAGGCAGAGGTCGCAAGAAAAATCGTTGAAACCTTAAAGGGTATGGACGAGGAAGATGTTTTAAAATTTGTTGAATCTTGGGACAAAAAGAAAAAAGACGAAGAAGTCAAAGAAGAAGTCTCAGAAGAAGATACAGTTGATGAAGAAACATCTGCAGAACTTGAATCTTCCCTTGTAGAGATAGAGGTAGAAGACGACCTATCAAAAATCTCAGAAGCATTAGAACTTTCTGAAGAAAATGCAGAAAAAGCAAAAACAATCTTTAAAGCTGCAGTATCTTCAAAAGTTGAAGAAATCAAAGAACAACTTGAGTCACAATACTCAGAAGAATTAAAATCCTCAATTGAAGATGTTAAAAAAGACCTTTCAGAAGCAGTAGACAAGTATTTGTCATATGTTGCTGATGAGTGGACTAAAGAAAACGAACTTGCAATTGAAAGAGGATTGAGATCAGAAATGACTGAAAACTTTATCGAAGGATTAAAAACATTGTTCGTAGAACACTATGTTGATGTTCCTGAAGACAAATACAATGTCATTGATGAACTCGCAAATCGTCTTGATGAGGTAGAACAAAAACTTGACAGTGAAGTAAGTAGAAATATTGACATCACTGAAGAGTTAGATGCCCTCAAAAGACAAAATGTTGTGAGAACATTAGGTGAAGACCTAACAGACTCACAGAGAGAGAAACTCGAATCTCTTGCAAATGGAGTAGATTTTAATGGTGAAGAAGACTTCTCAGAGAAGTTATCAGAAATCAAAGAAGCATACTTTGTTGAAAAGAGTGGAGAGAAAATCGCAGAGGAAACAGTAATTGAAGAAGGAACAGGTTCTTTCGAAGATGAGTCATCATCAGAGAAAATCTTAGACCCTTCAATTGCAAGATATTCCGATGCATTAAGTAAACTAAAACCATTAGGTTAAAATAAAGGAGAATTGTAAAATGTTTCTATCAGAAAATTTACAAGAGAAGTGGCAGCCGATTCTAGAACACTCCGATTTACCAAAAATCGAAGACAACTACAAGAAAGCTGTTACAGCAGTTATCCTAGAGAACCAAGAGAAAGCTCTTAACGAAGATAGCGCAACTCTTGAGGAAGCAGCACCTTTAAACTCTACTGGAGCTGCTATTTCTAACTGGGATCCAATCTTGATCTCATTAGTTAGAAGAGCAATGCCAAATCTCGTTGCATACGACATTTGCGGTGTTCAACCAATGACAGGCCCTACAGGATTAATCTTTGCTATGAAAGCAAGATATAACGATTATCCTTCAGGTTCAAGATTACAAAAAACTGAAGCTATGGGAATTAATGAAGTTGAGTCAGGATACTCAGCATCAGGTGACCCAACAGCTGCAGGCCCATTGAGTGCGTCTAATGCAGACCCTTTCAATGCGTCTTATGCATCTGACACTTCTTCAGGAATGAGCACAGCAAACGCAGAAAAACTTGGTGATGGTTCATCAGCAGGTTATGAAAATTTTGCAGAAATGTCTTTCACAATCGAGAAAGCAACAGTAACAGCAGTTTCAAGAGCACTTAAAGCTGAATACACTCTAGAACTTGCACAAGACCTCAAAGCAATCCATGGTCTTGATGCAGAATCAGAACTTGCTAACATTCTTTCATCTGAAATCCTTGCGGAAATCAATAGAGAAGTAGTAAGAGAAGTTAACAACCAAGCAAAAACTGGCGCAGCTGGAACAGCATCACCTGGCACATTCAACTTAGATGTTGATGCTAACGGAAGATGGTCTGTTGAGAAGTTCAAAGGTTTATTGTTCCAAATTGAAAGAGAATCAAATGTTATCGCTAAAGAATCAAGAAGAGGTAAAGGTAACTTTATCCTTTGTTCTTCAGATGTAGCATCTGCACTTTCAATGGCAGGAGTATTAGATTATGCACCTGCACTTTCAACTAACTTAAATGTTGATGACACAGGCAATACATTTGCTGGTGTTCTTAACGGAAGAGTTAAAGTATTCATCGACCCATACGCTGGTGTCGACTACTTAACAGTTGGATACAGAGGTTCAAATCCTTATGACGCTGGTATGTTCTATTGTCCATATGTTCCACTACAAATGGTGAGAGCAGTTGGTGAGAACACATTCCAACCAAAAATCGGTTTCAAAACTAGATATGGTATGGTTTCAAATCCATTTGTAGGTGCTACACCTTCAAACGGACTTGCAGCAAATGGTTCAAACTTCTACTACAGAAAATTAGCAGTTTCTAACATTCTGTAATTGAACTAAAGTTCATTAAAAGGGTCTCTTTTGAGACCCTTTTTTTTGCACTAAATAATTATAGTATCTTATGATGCAAGGGGGGACTGGTATACCAGTTACCCTCGTTTTTGACAACACACATACACACAGGAGAAAAATATGTCAAACGGAAAATCAGGGTTCGAAATCAGAGCCGACTTACTATCCCTCGCAGAGGGTATCTTAATTAATAACATCGAGAATGAGAGACAGACCATTTATACATGGAATGAAAATCATCCTGAGTCTAAAAAGGAAATCCCCTTAAGGACTTATTCAGCACAAGATGTTATTGATACGGCAAAACAATTCAACGAGTTTGTCAACGAGAAATAACTAAATAGTATTGTGGGGTAGATTTTTCTACCCCATTTAGAGGAAAAATTATGTCAGAATATGCAAAAACAGTGAAAGTATTAGAAGGCCCATGGGAGAAAAGTGCATTCCCTGATGGTGTCGAAACAACTAATGTATTGAGTAGAACAATCACTACAACATATATCCAAGATGGATATCTTTGTGAACAGACTGTTCAAAGAGAATATCGTGGTGACGACTATCAAGATACAACATCAACAAAAAGGATTATAAAACTTGACAACAATCAATAAATCTATTCTTAATAAGAATAATTTTAGACTTCTCATAGACAAAATTCCAACAGTGGAATATTATGTTAAGTCTGTTAACATCCCTGGCTTGACCTTCTCAGAAGTTAGTCAACCTGCAGGTATAGGATTGGATGCATTCTTCCCTGGCGATAAAGTCTCTTTTGATACTTTGGATGTTACTTTTTTAGTTGATGAAGATTTAGAAAACTTTAAAGAAGTGTATGATTGGATGGATGCAATCGTTCCAGTATCTAATCCTGAAT